TTCATAATCAGTATAAAGGTCTATTTTTGTTGCAGAGAAAGAATTGTATTGATTGTAAACAGATATTGGGGTTCCTCTTGTTCCATGAAGTCTACCATATCTATCAATAACTTTTGATGTGTGTGGGTTTCCATCGGCTTGATAACGAGCAGTATCAACAACTTTTAACTTTTTACCACCAACATTGCGTACAACAACATTAGTAGAAAAAAGAGTTTTTAATCTGTCAAATAATGATTTATTTTGAGCCATTTGTCACCTTATTGTGTAATATAAACTTAATATAAATATGTAGTAAAAATGTTAAACACCTTATTTTATCAACCAAGTTAAATCTTCATTTTGTCCATTTACCTTCATATTCCAACCATTACTATCATCACCATATTGATATGATGGTTTATGTGGAATAGATGCCTTACCCATGTGATCTAAACTCATTCTTGTTTTCATCAGACCCTCTTGACGAAGTTTTATTGCAGTGTCTCTAACCCAAAGACCAATAGAGAATGACATAACCAAGTCATCGTTGTATCCTGTTTGTGCTTCTGCCTTTGAACCTTTCCAAACAAATACAAGAAGTTCTTCGGTTAATCTTGCAGATTTTACTATTGGTGTTCTTTCACGAAAATAAGTTTCCAATTTAGAAATAAGAAGTGGTCTTGTTTTTGCACTTGTAGTGAAACCTGGAACCATTTGTGCCTTATCCTTCAAGTCATATCCCTTTGGAATTTGAACAGATGGATCAACATAACCATCTTCTTTGTATGTATAATAAAGATTTGGATAACCCCTATCAATGATTTGTTGAATTACTGCCCAACCTATATTAGCATTTTCAACAACTAACATTGCATCATTGTATTCCGTAGCAACTGATACCAACATATTACCATACGATTTTGTATCTAACTTTCCACGATATTCTGCAACTTGTTCCAAATTATCAACATCAATAACATGAAATGCTGAGTTATCGTTTCCATCACCACGAGCAACATCAGCTACTACTATGTAAGTTTTTGAAGGATCTGGATAATCCCATATCCAATATGCATCTTCCGCACCTCTTTTTTCTTTTGGTTCACAAACATAAGTTTCTCGATACCATTGAACCAATTCCCCATCAATAACAGAACGACCGGATGCAAGAAAGTTTCCATCACATTCTTGTTTTGCCATATCTGGTCCAAGAAGAATATCTTGTTCGTCTCTCCATGATTGGTCACGGTCTGGATGAACTTGCCATAATAATTCTATTGGATTGAACGCACTTTCTTTTAGTGTTGCCTTTACCCATTGTTTATGGTAAAAGTTACCAACACCATTTGGGGTAGAGTTGATAATTGCCGTACCACCAGTTGCCAATGTTTGTTGTGCAGATGCCCATATCTTATCAATGTCATCAATAAAGGCGGCCTCATCTATAATCAGAAGTGAAAGTGCTTCAGAACGAGCAGAGTCAGCGGCAGCAGAAACGGCTTTAATTTGTGAACCGTTCTTAAAACGAAGTGATAATTTATTATCTTCTTGAACACCGGTCTTTAACCAACTTGGCATATTGTCATACATAACACGAACTTTTGTAACCAAGTTCTTTGCAGTTTCTTGTTTCGTTGCAATAACAAGAATGTTTTTATCTTGATTGAATAACATCAACCAAAGTGAATACCCCGCAATTAAAGTAGAAATACCCAACTGACGAGATTTTAATACGATATTATATCGGTTATTATTAAATTCTTTTAGAACATCTTCCTGAAAAGGGTATAATTCAAAAAGGATTTTGCCACGAGTAGGGTGTTGAATCTTTGCATACCTTTTCATAAAGTAAACAGGATTAGACGCACATTTTGCGTATTCCTCTTTGATAATATCTTTTAGATTTTTAGTTACCGCACTCATTGAACTGCCAAGACTATTCCTAAAACAGAAGCGGCTCCAGTTAGAAACCACAGAAATTTATTATCATACCAACGAGGTTGTAGTTCCTCATTTATTTTTTCCAATTCTGCACTTCTCTTTTTACAAACATCGATTGTATTATCACGGTTTTTTAATTGTTGTATGAACATATCAGACCGAGATATGTATAAATCTATTACAGTATCTTGTACATTAACAACTGCAGTTAGATATTCAATGGAATCACGCAATAATTGAATTTTATTTGAGAGTTTAAGTATTTCTGGTTTGGTAAAACAAACAACAGAATCTTTTTCAGCAGCAAATGAAATTGAAACTGAAAATAATAATGCTATAACATACTTCATAAATTACTCGTTTAAAAAGTTTTTAATATATTTGGTGGCTTCATCGGGATTTTTTATTTCTTTATCACGATAAACATAGAAGGTTTTTTTGATAATCAGAACACTATCGGTTTTTATTTTTATGATAGAATCCAATTTATCGGCTTTATTTTTTAATTCAACATAATCATATTCATATTTTAATAACAACGCCTCTAAACTATCTTTTGTTTTTGTTGAAACTTTTATCTGTTGTTTCGATGTGTGATTATCATATACAATGTATATGAACAGTATTGCAAATACCCCCATGGCAAATATTTTTATGTAATTGCCTATTTTAGTATCTAAAACATTTTCCATAACTAACCTTTTGTGTATGTTGAAACCATTTTTGCTTTACCACGACCGGTTGCACCTTTTTTTCTTTTTCGTGTTACAGCACTTTTCTTTTGTTTTGATGACATTGAAGCAGCTTTTGATGCAGGAACACATTTTGGGTATGCCCTTTTTCCACCTTTACGAGACTTACTACCAGCAGAAGCACCACAATCAGGATGTCCTCCACCTTTTTTCTTACGAGAAATATCTACCCAACGATCCTTAAACCAACGAGTTAATCCCCCACTGGGTTTCTTTCCTTCGATTAAATATGTGGTTACATATTCACGAATAATTTCTCTAACCATATTTTCTTGTATTTTTGTCATACAGATAAATATGATGTATTTTACAATAATACATCGCCAATTTTAATATATCCTGTAATATCATCCATTTTTAAGTTATTATTTGCAATTAGTTCGTCATATATTCTGTATAATCTTTTTTTATTTTCGGTTGAGTAACTTCCAAAGTATTGAATTATATCTTGATTTGTTCCAGCAACTATTTTTACATTTTGGGGTAAATTACGAGCGTCCCCTTGTAAGAAAGAAACTAAGACATCAACATTTGTCATATTATTTACTAAGTAAACAAAATTTACAAAATCATATTTTATATCCAAATCAGATATTTTGCTGTTACCGATGTCATCTGTTCCTCCAGTACCTCCAGTTGAACTTGTTCCGCCAGTTGATGAAGTTCCGCCAGTTGATGAAGTACCACCGGTTGAACCTGTTCCTCCTGTTGATGAAGTTCCATCAGTACCACCTGTTGATGAAGTTCCACCAGTTGAGTTTGTTCCACCAGTTGATGAAGTTCCATCAGTACCTCCGGTTGATGCAGTTCCACCAGTTGAACTTGTTCCTCCGGTTGATGCAGTTCCGCCTGTTGAACCTGTTCCGCCTGTTGATGAAGTACCACCGGTTGAACCTGTTCCACCACTACCGTTTGATCCAGCCGAACCAGCAGATGCAGAACCTGATGTAGGTGTTGGTGCAGATATTATCCCAACCCAAGGCAATATAGCAGGAATCGGTGCAGGTAATGCGGGTACATTTCCATTATATGTTCCAGCTATTGTTGTTTGATGACTAACAAGTGTATTGTATAAAAAATTTACAAACGAATCAAAATCAGGTTGATTGAATGCAATTTTTAAATCCTTTTCTAAATCATCTGGATTTCCAGGAAACAAAACAGTTGTGCCCTTTAATGGTGCAATACAAGGAGGCATCATTGGTAATGGAGTGAATGTTGCAGTCAACCAGTATGAACAAAAACCAGTTGCCATTATTATGAATCCATCTTTTGAGTTTGTAAGTTTGTTTACATCAAATGCTGTTTTCAACATATTTTTTAATGATGTTTTATCACCGCCAGTAAGGGTAGAACCAAAAAATGTACAACTACTACCTATGTTTGCCAAATCATAAGCATCTGCAAGTATTTGTGCAGCATGGTCTGTATTGGTAACATTGTTTGTTCCCATTTCTGGTTTTAACATAGACTTGAAAGTTGTTGCGTTCATAACTTATGTTTTATCTATTGCACCTTTGCCACTTGACGGCCATCCAAATCTACATGACCAATATCTTGCCTTATGTCTTGGTCCAGGAGATTGACAGTTATGACGAGCACGGAATGATTTTCTACGAGCGGCATTACTCTTTTTAATACGCATTGTTTTCTTACCACCTTCACCCTTGTGTCCAAAATTTACCTTTACAATATTTCCGTTTGGTTTTTTAACATATACGGAAAATTTCTTTGGTCCACCGGGTGTTCTGAATGGTTTACCGAGAGAAACCTTTCTGCCACGATACTCTGCTTCATTCATCATATTAGGTTCACTTTCTTGTAAACGAAAATGTAGTTCGGTTATATTACCACAAGCATTTGTAGCATATCCTTCGAGTTGATACGATGGGTTGTTAATTACTTCTTTTACATTACGGAATCCACCACCCGCAGCTTTATATGCCTTTACAAGTGCACCCGATGCATAAGCACTTGGCCACACTTTATACTTTTTCTTTATTCTTGACTTTATACTCGAATAAAGTTTTTTATTTGTTGGAACCGCTCTTTCAACTATCACTTGTTTCATCTATTTCTCCGTTTTCTTTTTGGCATTTCATCAACTATATCGTTATCATCTAATTCTTCATAATAATCACCATCTTCCATTTTTCTATATTTGGTTGCAAATTGTTCTGATGCAACTGAAAAAAGACTACCAACAACTATGTAAAGAAATCCATCAAATATAAATTGTTCTATTTTCTTTTCATAAAAAGTTGATAATACTGCCATAAATATCATAACAAGAAAAGAAAAGAACATCATCATTCTTTTTGATGATAAACGACCTCTTATTCCACTAAAAGTTTCTGATACGGGATTAAATTTCTGCACCCCTCTCTCCCAAATCCTCTTCTAATTTTTCAATAAAATTTTTCTTAAACTCTTCAAATTCTTTTTCTATTTTTTCCAAGAGTTCTTCTTTATTAAGACTTGTTTTCCATGTTTCAATATCACCGAAATCATTACTAAATTCAAGTCTTGATAATTCATCCGCTATTAAATTTTTATCCTTTTCCGCTTCTTGCAACCAAGCAATGGCATTTTCTTTCACTTTTCTCTTTTCGTATTCATCCCACTTACCTTCAAGACGAATTTTATGTTCCATGTCAATCACACAATCAAAACACATTCCATGAATACGACGCATTTTTTCATCTAATCTTTTTGGAAATCCACAAGTACAAGTTTCTTTCTGACAGTTTGGAAATGTGTTTAGATATTGATGTAATTCTTGTTGCCATTCTTTTCCTAATTTTACCTTATATCCATTCTTTTGTTCCCACTCATTTCCATCGGCATCAAACCATTTATCTCCAACTTGTCTTATTTCATTGTCTTCCGACTTTTCACCACCATAGCCAACTTGTACTTTATTTTGACTATCGTGTTCACCTGCAAGAAGTTTTTTTACATCCTGCAAACTATCAATTTTAATTTCCATAACATAACCTTTTATTATTTTATTATTTCGTTGTAAACTTTATCCCAAAATTTTCGTGTAATCATGTGAAGTGGTCTTAACTCGCCTTCTTTTTTCTTTTCTACTTCTATCATTTTACCACGGCGAGTATTGAATTTGGCAATAACTGAATTGAATATATCTGCATCAAACCAACCGAATATAGAAATGAATCTACTTTTCAGTTCGGTTAATTTTGCACTTCTATCTTCCAACGCCTTTCTTATTGATTTTGGATTCATTTCGCCAAATGACGGTATATCATATCTAACATGATTTGTGATGATATAGTATACATAAGGATTTTGAATATCTTTATACGGAAGTTTACTTGTTCCATTCCATCTCATTAGTCTCTTGTAATCTTTCAATTTAGAAACATCATCTTTATCTACCGCATATATTACAATAGTATTTGAACTATCAAACTGTTCCAAAATTTCATTTGCATGAAATGGCATATTTGATTTCATAATATGTTTAACATTATGTCTTTTCATTATTGAATATTTTTCATCATACGATAAAGGTTTTTCTATTGAATCCATTGTTTCATCAGTTACAACAATAACATTATCTTTATCGAATTTACGGCAAATTCTATCATATTCTTCACGATGATAAATTGCCATTGGTTGAAATTTACCAGGATATAAAACAACAACATCTTTATCTACCAACTCATTCTCATTGAATATGGCAAGGTTCATTTCACGGATAAGTTTTAGAACAGGATTATTCATTTGTTTCTTCCAATGGTGGCGGACCAAAAGGTGATGTTTCTGGTGCTTGAATTAACGGTTCAATACTACCAGGTTTTTCTGGCCACACTATTATCCAAGGATTTTCATAATTTGTTATGTCTCTTAATGCCTGACGATATATTTTCCATGATTCTTTTTGTTGAGCAGTAAATGGAGCATCTTCTAATTGTGTCCAATCCGATTCTTTCAATTCAATATTTCTTCTTGATCTAACATTACCCCATTCATTTATAGTCTCTGCTTGTATTTCATCAACTGTTTTTTCACGAACAAGTTCATGTTCTATAACCAAATCAGAAGTAATTTCAAATTCACTACCGTTGGATGCCCATTTTTCTGGTCTGGTTGTAGTATATCTATATTCATACGGATACCAACCAAACGATATTAAAGTTTGAATATCAAATTTATCAAAATTTGAAATATTATTCCAAACATTAGGTAAAGGACGGTTAGCTTCTTTAACTATACCGCTTTCAACATAAGCATATTTCATTTGGATAATCCAATATTAAATAAAATAGTTCAAGTATAAATATCATTATTAAGGAACTTTCTTTCCATAAAATTCTTCCAACGAATTATACATACCATTTGTATCAAAATTACCATCGATTATTTGATTACATCTTTTCTCGAACAAATCAATATGGTCATTCCATCTACTTTCAAACAAATGATAAATTTTATTTTCATAAAGTGTTCCAATTCCGTAATAACCATAATTAGATAATCGCCATACACCATCATTCTTTGGAACACCATCGAATTTTGTAGGATAAAGACAACGGTATCTCTTTCCATAATATTCAGCGGCATAACTTAATTCCTCGGCAGTATCTCCTCTTTCCGATGGATATAATGATGGCATTCCTAACTCCTCATAACAAGAACGAGTTAGTATTAAAAAACATGGAGCAGCATAGACATGAGTTTTCGGATGAATGTGATTTGAAACTTGTGCAGAACCAATAAATGTATTATTATCAACTACATACTTTATACAATCATCAACAACTTTTTTGTTAAGTGGAACACAATCCACTTCAAAAAATACATAAACATCTGATATAGTATTACGGCAAACACCGGTCATCCAAACACCTTGATTAACATTCATGTTCGTATACTGGATATCAATTCCGAAATGATTGAAAACTTTTTTATGTGAGTTTAAAATTCGAGTATCTACATTATCCCAATGTAAAGTATGGTATGATATTTTCATAATTCTATCTCTATTGAGTTCCACAATTCTTTCCAATCTAAAAAGGCATCTTTTTGTTCATTAAATCCCATGTGAAGTGCAAGCGAAGGAATAGGTGTAAATAATTTTGCTTCCCATCGCCAAATATGATTTATAGTTGTTCCTTCGTGAACCATATTTCTTTCACCCCAATCTGTCATATATTCGGTTGAAAGCATATAAAATCTACTCCAATGTTTTCTTATTAGTTCTGGAGAACAAAGAAAAACAAATGTGGAATATTTGTTTGTTCTAAATCTTCTATTCTTACCAAGAACAATTCTACATTCGTCTATGTATTCTGGTTTATAGTTGTCTGGATCATCAAATGGATGAATGCCTACCTCAACTCCAAGATTTCTTTTGAATGTTACATAGGAATCAACCATTTCATCGATGGTAGTTGGATAATGTAAATAATCATCCTCTACAAAATAAACTAAATCTGCAGTTGATGATCTTCCTTTTTCAAATTGCATATATCCAGAATAATTCCATCCACTTTCTTCTAATGGTACAAATTCGTATGGATGTTTTGATTTTTTGAAAATATCATGGATATAATCAATCGTAGTCTGTGAAGAATGGTCATCTAACCAAATAAATTTTATATTACCACCTTCGTAATTATCAGCAGTATTTACGAGTGAAGTAACACATTTACGAATAAGAGTAGTTTTATCAACACCACAATATCTCGGTTCTCTTGCTGGGTGAATATCTATCAAGTCGTGTGTTCGTAGTATAATATCTATATTCATAATAATTCCTCTTTTTTTTGGACTACCCAAGTTTGTTCTGCGTATTTATATGCAGGTGCCTTTATAGTGGTTACATTTCTTTTACCAAAGTATTCATCAACGGCATTACTAACAGATGGCCAGGCATAATCATCACCGGAAATATATCCACCAACTTTTAATTTTGGAAACCAATGTTCTACATCTTCTTTAACACTTTTGTAATCATGTGCACCGTCTATGAAAATAAAATCTAAACTTCCATCTTCATATAGTTTAGATGCTTCAACCGAAGTCATTCTTATTGGATTTATTACAGATTTAATTGGGTATGTGTTTTGTATGAACTCATTGTATAAACCATTTGGTATTTCGAGTAGTGGTTCGTATGAATCATTGTTTTTATCCAAGTGTTCCGGTGAACCTAACCATGTATCTACACAATCAAATTTAATTTTCTTACCGCTGTTGATTATTTCAACACCCATGTAGGTTGATGATTTTCCTTTCCAACTACCAACCTCTAAGAAATGGTATTCATCTGTGTCATTACAAGATAAAACCATTTGAGTGAATAGATTTTCTTGTACAAACCATCCTGGAATAGAGAAGTAATAATGTTGAATCATTTTCCATATCCTTCTGCCAATTTAGTAAGTTCTTCACGAATTTTTTGGAAAGGTGCTTCCCATTCTCCATATTTTTCTTGTCTAAATAGTCTTACTGAATCATACCAATGTGATTTATCACCTGGAACAACCCAAGTATAATAAGGCATGATTGGTGTAACTATCCAAGTTGGTATTCCCATAGCAGCAGAAAGGTGTGCAACCGATGTACAAGATGTTATTACTACATCACAACCTGCAATAATAGAGGCAGTATCTTCCCAAGTCTTCATTTGTTCACGCATATCACCAAATGGAAGACCATCTACGAGATTTTCGTCTCTTTGTAAAGAATAAAATGTTGTATTTGGAATATCGTGAAGACCAATCATCAATTCTGGTGGGAATCTTCGGTGTTGTTCGTCTTCAAAGTCTGGTGAACCACTCCAACGAATACCAACCTTCAATGTACCCTTCTTAGAAAACAAATTTCTCTTTTCTTTTGGAAACATATAAGGTTTTCCATCTAAATCGTTTAATTCAACACCCAAAACATAAGGAGCAGACATAGCTGGAACCCAATAGTCATAGTGTGCACACATAATTACTTCATTATCAACACAAATGAAACCGTGACGGGAGAATATTTCTTTTAATTCGGGTGCACATGAGACTAAAACTCTTGCACCCATCTCCTCAAATTTCTTAGCGAAACGAAAATTAAGAATTTGGTCCCCATAACCTCCTTCACATCTGAAAAGAAGTGTTTTGCCCACAAGTGGTTCATTTTTCCATATCTTTCCTGGTAATGCTGGAAGACCGAACACATTGATAAATCTACCATAATTGAAGTGTTCAAATGCTTTCATCATGTTACCGTGACGCATTTCATGCCAACCTAAATTAAACAGAACACGGTAGTCTGTTTGTGGTTCATTTCTTAAAATTTCTTCACTCAAATTTGGATTACCACCGATAGATGCTTCTAATGCAACATCAAGTGGATGCATTTTATTTTTATCCATAAACAAAACCTTTTATTTTTAATATGTTAATTACAAATATACACTTTTTATACCAAATAACCAAATTATTTTATTGGGTATATTCTTTAACCAGTATTGTATGAGAAACACCAGTTGATGGAAACTTCCAATTACTTAAAGTTCCAATTTGAACAGGCGATGATCGATTGATTGAATCATTATGTCCAAGTTGTCCATTTGTATTCAAACCCCAACTCCATATAGTACCATTCGATTTTCTCGCAACAGTATATTGTGATCCAACTGATATGGTTGCATCACCCCAACTTGTGTTAAAATCTCCAACTTGTGTTGGTGAAGATCTAGCTGTATTGAATGTTAGAACTTGACCAAGTACAGCAGCAGAATTTATACCCCAAGATGCAAGTGTTCCATCGTTTAGTAATGCAATACCGTGATTTTCTCCAAGAGATCCGGATGCAAAATCGGTTCTTGTTCCAATTTGAACTGGTGATGATCTAGCATTTATTGTAATTTCACCTTGGCCATTTTGACCGTTAGAATTCAATCCCCATGACCATAATGTACCATCGGTTTTTCTTGCCAATGCAGATCCGAAAACAACCGATCCACCATCTTCGCCTGGAAATACATCTGACCAATTAGTTAGTGTACCAATTTGAACCGGCGATGACCTGTTTGTGGTAGAGTTATTTTGTGCCAGTTGTCCATAATTATTATTTCCCCAACCCCAAAGTGTACCGTCTGTTTTGACTGCAAGTGTAAAATAACCACCACCTTGAACCTTTGACCAATTAGTTAAAGTACCAATTTGCACAGGTGAACTAACTCCGGTTGTAGTATTTCGTCCACCTTCACCTCTAACAGAAGCACCCCATGTCCATAATGTACCATCTGACCTTACTGCCATAGAATGATTTGATCCAGCACCAATCCATGTCCAATCATTACGAGTTCCAATTTGAACAGGAGATGAACGATTTATTGAGGTTGCAATATTCTGACCAAGTTCTCCGTTTCCATTGAATCCCCATGACCAAATAGTTCCATCTGTTTTAAGTGCTAATGCATGATTATTACCAACAGCAAGTGTAGACCAATTAACAAGTGTTCCTATTTGAACAGGTGAAGATTTTGCGGTAGCAGTACCATCACCAAGTTGTCCAAAAGTATTGAATCCCCATGACCATAGAGTACCATTTGTTTTTATTGACATGGTATAACGAAATGCAGCAAATACTTTTGACCAATTATTTAGAGTTCCAATTTGAACTGGTGATGATGTTGTTGATGTAGTATTACCTATACCGAGTTGTCCATCAGAGTTTTGACCCCAACCCCATAGAGTCCCATTGTCTGAAACTGCCATTGAATGTGAACCACCGGCTGATAGGTTAGTGAACTTTCTCTGTGTCATTACTCTGGCAATTTCTGAAGCAGGATGAAATATACCAAGTTGATGATTGAGTGCATATCCCCATGCCCATAATGTGCCGTCTGACCTAGTAGCAAAACCTATTGTAAATGCACTCGGAGTACCTTGAGAAATATCAGTCCAATCGCTCCTTGTTCCAATTTGAACAGGAGAAGATCTAGTAACACTAGTATTGTCACCAACACCTCCTTGACTATTATCACCCCAACCCCATAGAGTTCCAGTTGTTGTTATTGCATACGAAACACCTGCACCTGCACTAATTTTACTCCAGTTTGTATTACCACCTACTTGAACTGGAGAGTTCCGAGTAAAAGGTGATGTTATATTTTGACCAAGTTCACCTGTTCCATTATATCCCCATGACCATAGAGTACCATCATTTTTCAAAGCAAGTACATGAGCATATCCAGCTGAAATTTTTGTCCAAGTATTAAGTGTTCCAATTTGAACTGGTGAAGATTTGTTAATGCCAGTCCCATCACCTAGTGAAGCAAGATTATTATTTCCCCATGACCACATAGTACCATCCGATTTCAGTGCAATAGTATGTGAAGCACCACATGATGCAGATACCCATGTTGTAAGTGTCCCAATTTGAACAGGTGAATTTTTAGTAACAACTGTGCCGTCTCCTAACTGACCTTGTGTATTAAAACCGAATGCCCAAAGACTACCACTTTGACTTATTGCAATCGTATGGGATCCACCAGCAGAAACCGATTTCCAACTGGAAAGTGTTCCAATTTGTACTGGAGATATTGCATTAAAACTATAACCAGTATTAAATTGACTAGTATTTCCAGATGAATATAATTTACCAGTTGTATCTATTGCGAATGTAGTACCTTCTCCTACAAAAATATTTCTCCATGATAAATCAGATCTAAGTTGTATCGGTGATGACTTACTTATTAGAGTACCATCTCCTAACTGACCTTGTGAGTTATTAACTCCCCATCCCCATAGGGTATTATCGGTTCTTATTGCAAGTACCGCATTGAATCCAACAGCTGCTGATTGAACATTTGACCAATCATTACGAGTTCCAATTTGAACGGGTGAAGATCTATTAACAGTTGTATTATCTCCCACTTCACCAGAACTACCTCTACCCCAACCCCATAGAGTACCGTCTGTTTTTATTGCATGTGTATTTGCACTGGCAGCAGTTATTCTTGACCAATTATTGAGAGTTCCAATTTGAACTGGCGAATATAACGGAGCAACAGCATTAGCAGAATCTAATGTATTGTCTCCTCTAGCACCGTTTGGATTTGCACCCCATGCCCATAGAGTACCATTAGTTTGAACAGCCATTGTGTGTGATGTTCCAACTGATACCCTTGACCAATTAGTTAGTGTACCAATTTGAACAGGTGATGATAAAAGATTCGGTCTTCCTAAGAATAAATGAATACCTACCGAGTATAAACCACCTGGAGAATTTGTTGCAAACATTGCATTGGAATTTATATCGGCAGTAAGCCAATTATTAAGTGTTCCAATTTGAACTGGACTTGAACGACTGATAAATGTACCATCACCGAGTTGTGCGTTTATATTATATCCCCATGCCCATAGAGTACCATCTGTTTTTATTGCCAAAGATGATCTTAAACCGGCAAATATTTTTGACCAAGTATTAAGTGTTCCAATTTGAACTGGTGATGATCTATGAGAATTTACAAATGCAATATTCCCAATTCCTAACTGACCTGCATCATTATTACCCCATGACCAAATAGTTCCATCCGTCTTTAATCCGAGTACATGGGTATTAACAGAAACAGATGCCCAATTTGTTTCAGTACCAAGTTGAACAGGTGATGATCGGTATGCAAAACCAGAGGTATTATTTCCTAAATTCCCATAATTATTTTGACCCCAAATCCAAAGTGTTCCATCTGTTTTGATTGCAGCAGTATTAGAATAACTAAAATCGTTTTTTGTTGTGGATGCACTTGACCAATTATTAAGAGTTCCAATTTGAACAGGCGAAGATTTATTAACGCCAGTATTATCACCTAATTGGCCATTATTATTTGAACCCCAAGCCCAGAGTGTTCCGTCTGTTCTAATAGCAATCGTATGTTCATTACCAGAATAAACATTATTCCAAGTTCTCGTTCCAATTTGTACGGGCGATGATTTGTTTGAAGTAGTATTATCACCCAATTTACCACTACTCGCCTGTCCCCAACCCCACATAGTACCGTCTGTTTTTATTGCCATATTATGGTTTGATCCAGCCGATACCTTTGACCAAGTATTCAAAAGTCCTATTTGAACAGGTGAGTATTTATTATTTGCACTTCCTATTGGTCCTTGTCCAATTTGACCTAAGTTATTTTGTCCCCATGACCACATAGTTCCATCATTTTTTAATGCAATAGTATGTGATGTTCCAGTTGAAGCAGAAACCCAAGTTGTACCACCATCTATTGGCAAAAGTTCTATTGAGGAAGAACCCCACCCCAACATACCGTATCTATGATCACCCATACCCCATAAAGTACCATCACTCCTTATCATCATCGAGACACCTACACCTGTGCTAATATCACCGGTCCAAGTATTCAATGTTCCAACTTGAACTGGACTTGAACGGAGTGTAAAATCATTTAATCCTAATTGACCACTGACATTTTGACCCCATGACCAAAGTGTACCGTTAGTTCTCGTTGCAATCGTATGGTAGTCTCGTGATGATACATTATACCAGGTGTTTAATGTTCCAACTTGTACCGGTGAAGATCTATTAACCACATCACCTAGTTGACCAAAAG